AGCCCACAAGTGTTAGTCATACAACCGCAAGCGGCGTCACATGGAGTCACGCTCCATGCCGCGAACACGATTGTGTATTGGAGTCCGGTAATGTCCGTAGAGACATATTTGCAATGCAACGCACGAGTCCATAGGGCAGGGCAGAAGAACCCATCAGTTGTAGTGCACTTGCAAGGTAGTGGTGTAGAACGCCGCATGTACACCATGTTGAATAACAAAGTCGATATTCACCACAAAATTATTGACCTATACGGGGAAATACTGAGTTGACAATACTTGACAATGTTAAATTTAGCGGTATGATGGACAACACAAAGAGAGAAGGAGAAAAAATGACTGAAGACATTTCAGCCGATAAACTCGTCGCCGTCTACATCAAGATGCGCGACAAGAGAGCCGAACTTCTACGTGGCTACGAAGAAGAAGACGGTGCGGTGAAAGCACAAATGGAAATGGTGGAGGGCAAGTTACTTGACCTCTGTAAAGCCGTTGGTGCCGATAGCCTCAAGACCAAGCACGGTACTGTTATGCGTGGTGTCAAAACCCGCTACTGGACAAGTGATTGGGCATCCATGCACAAATTCATTTTGGAACACCAAATGCCTGACCTTTTGGAAAAGCGCATTAGTCAAGCCACACTGAAACAACTATTGGATGAGAACCCTGACATGATGCCTGCGGGTGTCAATGTTGATAGCAAATATTCAGTTACTGTAAGGAGAAGCACAAGTGGAAACTGATACAACCCTGACTGTTTTGGAGGTCGCAAATTACTTGCGGGTTTCCCGACAAACAGTCTATACCCTGATTCGTGAGGGAAAAATCCCGCACTTCAAAGTAGGCACAAAGGTACGCATTAAACGTGCAGACCTCGAAGCAATGACAAATACCCAAACCAAACCAACCATAGGAGCAGAAGATGAATAAGCAAACCCCAAACCTTGGGTGTACCGTTACAGATGTAATGTATGACTTAGTAAGAAACACTGGGCATGTGTATATGCCTGCAAATAATTGTGTGGACATGAAAAGCACAATCGACTTTTTCACTGGAAAAGTCCCAACAATCAGTCACATTATGACGTGGTGTGATGGAAACCTTGATACCCAATATGTCATCCACGGTGACGAATGGATTGCAATTTAAACAGGAGAAACTAAATGAGTGAAATGACTTTATTCGCCAAAGGCGGCAACACCCTACCCGCGCACCTGCGCAACCTTGAACTGGACGCAACTACCAAAGCCTTGATGGGTTCGGGCGGTGGCTCAGGCAAGCGTATATCAATCAAAGGCGGTGTATTCCGTATGATTGTTGACGGCAAAGAAATCGCACAAAACGAAGACCGCGCCATGCCGATTGTTATTGTTGCGGCTAACCCGCACGTATCCCGTAGTTACTATGCAGACACTTATGTTGAAGGACAAGTCCTCGCCCCCTCATGTTGGTCAAACGATGGAGTCTCTCCTGATTCCAAAGTCAGCGAACCACAGTCCGGTAAATGTGCAACATGCGCACAAAACATTGCAGGCTCTGCAACTCAGGGCGCAGGACGTGCTTGCCGTTACAGCCAACGCTTGGCAGTTACCCTTGAGAATGACCTCAAAGGCGATGTGTATCAACTAACACTCCCTGCACAGTCAATCTTTGGTAATGTCGAGAACGGCAAAATGCCTTTGCAGGCTTACGCTAAGTTCTTGGGTAGCCACGGTTTGCCAATTACAGCAGTCGTGACCGAGATGCGTTTCGATACAGCAAGCGCAACACCTAAGTTGACGTTCAAGGCATTACGTCCTTTGGAAGCCGACGAGATGGCATTGGCGCAAGAGAAGGGTCAATCAGCAGAAGCCAAGTCTGCTATTGCATCAACTCCTGCAACATTGGACGGCGCAAAACCAAAAGCAGTAGCCGCACCCGAACCAGTTGCCAAAGCAGAAGCCGCCCCCGCCGAAGAAGCGGAACCAACCAAACGCGCTAAGAAAGCCGCACCGAAAGATGTGAGCGAAATCTTGGACGATTGGGCTGAGTAAAACAAACGGGGGCTCCGGCCCCCATAAAGGAGAGGCTATGCAACAACTTAATTCTTTGCCCGAACCAAACCCAAATCCCGGGGGCGCACGAAAGAGTGACCCTGATACAAGTTATGAGGCGGCACAATCAGTAGACGCTACTGAGCTAGAACGTATCGTTTACAACGTCATAAAGTCTTTTCCGAAAGGTTGTACTTCTGACGAAATAATGGGCGTGCTACCTCACTATGGCGTGCAAACTATCAGTCCACGATACGCCCCGCTTTTGCGCAAGGGTTTTATTGTAGATACAGGCGAACGCCGCAAGGCTAGGTCGGGTCGAAGTCAGCGAGTAATGAAAGTGCCGACTAAAGATGAACAATAAAGGTTACTCCCGCAAGTTTATACAAGCAAACAAAGCGGCTGACAACGAGCACATTGGTGTACAACTTGGGCGCATTTGCGTCTCGAGAGATATACCCGTGCAAGACGTAGCAGAGTATTTATCTGTATCACGACAGGCTGTCTACATGTGGTTCTTGGGGAAATCACTTCCCCATCCCGCTATGCGCGACACCCTGCGTGAACTGATTAAGACACTCAAATCTAAAAAACCCTGATCGTAATCTGCCGCCAGCAGATTACGGTTTTCAAAAGAGCGAACAATGACCTCAAGGATTCCCTTTCTCTCCTCCGTGCTTGCCGAAGAAGGCATGTACTGTGTGGTGGGACTAAAGAAAGGTGCCCCGAGGCAAACTTTTGTAGAGACGATTGAAGAAATAGATGGTGTAGTAGAAGGACTTTTGGCACAGGGGTACGACGCGTACTTTGGTTGTGCTAAATATTTAAACGCCTCAGAAGGGCGTACCGCGCAAAACGCAAAATGGTTCAAAGCCTTTTGGGTTGATTTGGATTGCGGTGAAAATAAACCTTACGAAACACAAGCCGTTGCTTTAGATGCACTCAAGCAGTTTGTTAAGGACACAGGGCTACCACGCCCAACGATAGTGAACTCAGGACGTGGCGTACACGCCTACTGGACACTGACCAAAGCAGTTTTCTACAACGATTGGAAGCCCACGGCTGAAGCGTTCAAGAAATTCTGTGCGGCTTACGACTTAAAGGCTGACCCTGCGGTAACCGCAGATGCGGCTCGTATCCTGCGTATCCCCGAAACACTCAACCATAAAGATTCTCCACCGTCACGCGTTGACGTTTTGGTTTCTTCCGGTGCTATGGAGTTCGAAAGATTCCAAGCGATTGTCGGTGCGGGTACTGAGGAAGAAGTTAACAACGAACTTGGGTTTGCCGTACCCACACAACGCCGACCAATAGATGCAACCACTCGCGCCTTGATGGGCAACAGCGTGTCCCGCTTTGGGACAATCATGCGTAAAAGTGCGGATGGGAAAGGATGTGCACAGCTAGTCCATGTATATCGCAACCAACAAGATGTTGAGGAACCTTTGTGGAGGGCAGGACTATCTATTGCCATTAACTGTGAAGACGGTGAGTTGGCAATTCACAAGATTTCCCATGCCCATGAGGAGTACGACCCACAAGACACCAAGATAAAAGCAGACGCCTTACTTGGTAAACCTTATAAGTGTGCGACATTCCACAGCCTAAACCCCACAGGATGCACCGACTGCCCGAACCGCAACAAGATTACATCACCCATACAGATTGGGTCACAAATTGCGGCGGCTACGGCAGAGGACAACATCGTGGTGATGCGCAACGCTACGCTAGAAGAAGAAATTACGGTTGAGATTCCTGAGTATCCGTTCCCATACTTTCGCGGCAAAAACGGTGGGGTGTACAAGCGTGGCTTGCCCTCTGAAAAAGCCAAGAAAAAGGATGACGAGGAGACAGAAGAAGAACGCGACCACCTCATTTATGAGTACGACTTCTATGTGGTCAAGAGGCTGACTGACCCCGATGCAGGTGAATCATTATGGATGCGCTTGCACATGCCCAAAGACGGCATACGGGAATTCTCTGCGCCTTTAGCAAGTGTATTGTCGAAAGACAGATTTAGGGAACTTATTGCCTTTCAAGGCGTTACTGCGTACAACAAGAAACTGGATGGACTTATGGCTTATGTAACCCGTTGGGTAAGTGAACTGCAACAACTTGCAGAGGCTGAGAAAGCACGACAACAATTTGGATGGTGTGAGGATGACACAAAGTTTGTAGTTGGCAACCGTGAGATAACGGCATCGGGCGTGAACTACAGCCCCTCATCGCAAGCAACCGCAGAGTTGGCAACGCTATACACAAAGAAAGGCACGATACACGAGTGGTCTAAAGTAGCTAACAACTACGCCCGTGTAGGCAACGAGGTGCGTGCGTTTACTTTGTTCGCAGGGTTTGGCTCTGCCTTATTTAAATTCACCAAACTAAGTGGCTCAATTATTCACCTGACCAACAACGGCTCAGGCGTGGGTAAGACAACCATTCAGCACATGGTCAACAGCATTTGGGGGCGTCCATTGGAAACCCTGATGAACCAAGAAGACAAGTACTTGGCTCGTATGCACCGTATCTCTGTGCTTGGCAACATCTCGGTGACGATTGACGAACTGACCAACATGGCTGACGAAGAGGTTAGCAACATGGCGTATGGCATTACGCATGGTAGAGGACGCAACCGTATGCAGTCGCAAGTTAACGCTGAACGTAGCAATATGTTGCGGTGGTCGATGATTGCGATTACGTCGGGTAACAAAAGCCTGTACGACCAGTTGTACAACTTGAAAGACTTCCCCGAAGGTGAGTTGATGCGTATCTTGGAGTTCAATGTCTCTAAGACCGATGACATGACCAAGGCTGAATCCGATAGCGCGTTCAACGCTATGTACGACAACTACGGCGTGGCAGGGGAAATCTTCATTCGCTATGTGATTGCCAATCTGCCCGAGGTCAAGAAGTTGTTGGAGAAAATCCAACGTAAGTTTGACAAAGCGGCTGGCCTTACTCAGCGTGAACGGTTTTGGTCTGCTACTGCCGCATGTGCCTTGACTGCGGGTTTAATCACCAAAAAGTTGGGGCTACACAATATTCCCGTAGAAAACATCTACGCATGGGCTGTACAAACTATTGGCAGGATGCGTGTTGAAGTGCGTCCCGGGGTATCCGGTCCGCTTGCACACATGGGATTATTTCTTAACGAGCACAACAACAATATGCTTGTTATCAACAGCACAGTGGACAAACGCTCAGGGCTTACCGAAGCGCCTATTCGAGAACCCCGTGGTGAACTTATTACTCGCTACGAGCCTGACACCAAGCACTTGTTTGTGACGGTGAAACTCTTGCGCGAGTGGTGTAGTGAGAACCAAGTCTCTTACAAAGGGCTTGTGGATGACCTGTACAAAATGGGTGCTTGCATTGGAACTTTGAAGAAAGCCATGTCGCGTGGGTCTGCAATGTCCACACCACCCGTGAGTGCATTGGTAATTGATTGCGCAAAAGCAACGGCACTAGACCCCGAAGATAGCACTCCCGCACCCGCTCCTAGCGATGACGATTTATAATAGCAACGTACCCGTTGTTATTGAATGGCATAAATTCGTAGTTGGCAGCTCGTTCTATATACCAACGTTAACACCTAACGTGTTATCAGAAGAAGTAGACACTGCCGCTAGGGAGCGTGGCATGAAAGTCAAGTTTCGTTTTTGTGTCGAAGGCACTACGCATGGAGTGAGGTTCTGGCGTGTCAAATGATCTTGTGTTAGAGTTCGCCTAGCAACTGATCTCCTCTCTCCTTTGTAGTTGCCTTCTCCTAGCCCCCCGACCAAAAGTTGGGGGGTTTTTTTCTTAGTCTTCTAGTTGTCGGATTGACTCTTCAATGCGTGGGCGTAGTTTCTTATTCAACTGCACCCCGTGGTACATGTCTTCTGAAATCTTGTCCCGTGCCTTGACAGACTTGGTAAGCGTGTTGCCTGTTATTTTTAGTTCGGGGTACTTATCGCCCAACTCAAACAGTTTATCTTGCAACATATCTGCACGCTCATAGTCTCCCTCGCGTTGCGCAACGTAGTACTTCTTGAGCAAACTCTGCTCCATCTTAGTAATCGTGTCGCCCTGCTTCTTAGCAATCGCATTGAACTCATACTGTGCCAACAAGTCAGCAGGTGCGAAACCTAAGACCTGCATAGCTGCGTTGTATCCGTTCACATCACCCATCACTGGGTCTCCACGTAAAGTATTTACACCCTCAGTGGCGTAGCGCGTGCCTTTGAGCACATTGCGTAGCGCGATAGGTAGTGCAGTCTCGATGGCACGCTCCATGTGACCATCATTGGCAAGTTCATACGCACGGAAGAAGTTGTTTCCAATGGCATACGGTGCACCAAGAATGGCTTCCATGATTTGACTTGCGGCACTTGCATCTGCTTTACCGCCCTTGTTTTCGCGGTAGATTAAGTCAGTCCAACCCACACGGTCAGCAACGCCAAGATTCGTAAGGTAGTTGACTGGCCCTTTAAACGCAAACTCACCAAGATATTTACGCATGACAGTATCGAAGTCATCATCGTCGTCATCGTTAAGTGCGTTGTATGCGGCTTCCATAATCCAATACAAGGGTATACCCTTGACACCAGCAAACAATGCGGCAGTGCCGTAGATACCTAACAACTGGCGACGAGCGGCTTGTATCTCCTCAAGTTGTTCACCTGTGGCGCCTTTAACTGGCAGCGCACGATTCATGGTATTGAACAACATGTAGTACATGGTGAAGCCAAACCGCTTGAACACAGTAAGAACTTTACCTATGTCTGAATGACCGATGCTGGGCCCAGATTCAGTATGCCCCGCACCATGCGCAAAGGTAACCAACTTAATGGCTTCTTCAATTGCCTGTGCTTGAGCGGCTTCTCCTGTGACGCCTTTCTTTTTAAGGCGTTCCATTTCCAACTCATACGCGGCAACTGCCGTGACTTCACGGTTCATACGCTCGGCATGGTGAAACATGTATGTAGAAATAACCGCAGTCTTGTGCGCAAGATTCGAAGTCTTCCCAACCTCTACCCCGGGCTTATCGTTTACATCCAACGCGTCATAAGCTGTTGATGTTTGCAGGAACCCAAGGTCTTTGAGCCTTTGCATCAAAGCGGCATACTGCGGGGCTTTGCCCATACTGACTGAATTGTCGATAGATGGGCCGACTTCTAGCCAACTCTCTTGCGTTACTTTATTACCGTTAATATCGGTTACTTCCCGCTTTGCACCACTACCGCTATACAGCTTCAACGCCGCCATCAATGCACGGCCTGAGTCCACCCAACCATATTTACCACCCAAAAGCGGGTAGACAATCATTGGGGTTTGCAGGGTGTTGACCACGGCAGACGATGCGTTACCCGCCAAGTTGAAGTAGAACGCGCCAGTACTTGCGTAGCGTGCCCAATCAGATACCTTGGGATTCATGGCGTAGTTTTGGCGGGCTTCAAACTCGTTAATCAATTCAATAGCACGGTTTTGGTCTTGCCCTCTTAGTCCTGCGGCAGTCTCTTTCATATTGCTAATCAAGCGACGCATACGATCACCGTAGCGCATTAGAGACAACTGACGGGTCACGTTTTGAGTCACATTACCAAATGCCAATGCAACATCGTTCTCGTAGCCAAGTGTGCCTTTACGCGTTTGGAAGGATTTGAGCAAACTAGCCTCTGGCATAGCGGCGACGATTAACTGCAAGAACTTGTTGACAGCATCGTCGTCGGCATTACCCTCACGCATAATTTTGACAATCTGAGCCGCCATAGTTCCACGTGGAACATTCTTCACGGTGAACTGGTCTATGCGGGAGAACTCATCAAAGTTTGTATTACCTTCTGTCTCCAACTTGCGGCGTGCAAAATCACGTTCAGCTTGGCTTTTATATAACTCAGACTCAGCATCACCATCTTTGTTGGTGTAGGTCAACCAGTAACTACCTTGACGGTACAAAGGCACGTAGTGGTCGATGCCCATCTTTGTAATTTGGTCAATGATTTTGTTGTACGCACTTAGTGCTTGTGCCTCATCGGGGAATGTTTCATTCAGACTGCTATACAACGATTCTTTCAATTCTTTGAACAAACCTTTATATGCACCAAACACATCACGGTACAACTGTTTTTCTTCTGTGGTAAGTTTGTTGAACTCAGCGGAGAATTGACGATGCGCTGCTTCACGCTCAGGCGCACCCTTGTACTGGCTAATAGGAGCCTCTGGATTTACGTCCAAGCGGGACGATTCATGCACAAGGCGTGACCATGCGTCATAGTTAGCGTTCTGACGATATGCGTTTAGGCGGTCAGCAATAGGCTTTAACTTGGCACGCAATTCTTCACGGTAGCCAAGCATACCGTCTACAGAGCGGGCAAAGTCCATCGAGTCTTTACCCAATATTTTTTCACCAACTTCACCCAGAGCAGACAAGTTTAGGAAGCGCTGAGTAGCCTCGCGGAAACTTATACCCATGCGTTCTGTAGCGGCAAGGAACTTCACAGCGCGTTCGCTGTTCATAACTGGCTGACGCATGATGATGTTACCCATACTTGTAAACGCTTGTTGCGCCACATTTGGGTTGTGTATTGACTGCGCATACATGGACTCGCCGTAGCGTGCGGCAGGGGGCGCACCCATAATCTCATTGAGCATCTGATCGACTGCATCGACCACACTTGTTTGCTTTGGCTCGTAACCAAACAGTTTACGCAGAGCATTAACAATCTTGTCCCACATTGACAGGTTAGGGGACTCAGTGCGCATTTCTTTCAAGCGGGTGCGGAATGCTTCATTACTCCACATTTCAGCGGCAAACTCTTGCAAGTCTGTAGCGCCATACGCACCATCAATATCGCCCTTGATTTTTTCAAACAGTTTGTTGAGCTGCTTAGTGATTGGGTGAGATGCGTTTGCCAAAACATGTGACAGCGCGGCGTGAGCGGCCTCGTGCAAAATCTCATATTCACTGGCGTTCTCAGGCAAGTAGATAGTGTTTGTTTTTGGGTCATAGCGGGCATCGCCCACCGCCAACTTCACACCGCCTACAAACTTAGCCAATGACCCAGCAATACGTTGTGCCAAACCGGAAGAACCGGAATCTGCAAGAGCTTGTAGGGCACCTGCAATATCACCACGCTCCAACATGTATAGGACAACTGGATGCGCTTCACCGTGCAGTGCGGCAGTCTCAGGGGATGCAAAGTACCCTTCGCGCCCTGTGTTTATGAAATTATCAAAGTCTTCATCAGTGGCTTCGCCAAAGTACACGTCATCAATTGTCTTCTGTACAGAGACTTTCTTTTCGCCTGCGGCGGCTTCTTTAGCCTCAGTAGCCAACTGCTTCTTGGTCGCTTTTTTAACCTTTTGTTGTTTCTCAGTCTTAGCGTAGTGCACTTGAGAACTGGCGTTCTCTTTCTCATACTGGGCAATCCACTTATCCATGAACGCAACGGCTTCGGGCGTCAAGTTTTGACGCACCCATTGTGCGGCGTTCTTAGCGTGTACACCACCTTGCCCTTTGAAGAATTCAGCTTCGGCTTGTGTGCCGAATGTCATCTCGGGTTCGCCCTTGAACGCTTTCATTTTTGAATTGCGGTAAGCGGTAGGCTGATACACCAAGTCATTGGCAATTGCTTTTAGCGCCAACTCAGGTAGAACCTTGCTGAAATACGCATGAGCATCTTTGGCAAGTTCAGTCATCCCTCTAAGGGAAGCAGTGCGTCCTAATTTCTCTGCGGCAATTTTGAGGTCTTCGCCAAACTTTATAGTTTTAGGAGTCGCAGCAGGAGTCGATGTTTCCACCGTTTTGGCAGGGGCAGCTTCAGTAGCCTTGACAGGAGTAGTCTTTCGTCCCTTAGCAGATACAACAGGAGGAGCAGTATCAGTAGTAGTGGTAGCAACAGGAGGCGCATTTTGGTCTTCCGTTACTGTAGCGGCTGGTTCGCCTTCTCCGACAGTAGACAGTCCAACATTCTGCTTAGTAGGAACCACTCCATTTCCTGCAGGTGCTCCAGCTCCTGCGGCGGTGCTTTCTTGATTGGGTGGTGCAGCCACGCTAGTGCCTGCTCGATTTGTTGGGGCGTTAGGTTGTCCAGCACTGTTATCTCCAAATGCGAATTGACGCGTTGCTGATTGTTGCTTCTGTGTTTTCTCAGAGGTAGGCTCCGCTTTCATTTCCGCACGAGCGGCTTCGACTTCATTACCACGCCCATCGGCATAGAGGCTGTCAAGAACTTTTTGGTAGTTATCTGCGTTGACATTGATGGTGCCCGTCTTTTGCGGGTCTTCCATTGTCTGTATAAACTTGCGCACGCCTTCGGGCGTAGCCATGTCGGTGCCCAGCAAAGACAATCCAAGGTTTGAACGGTCAGATATACGCAAGGCTTTGAGCACCTGAGTTGTTACTGGGTCTTTCGGTGCGTTCTGCGCACCCATATCGCCAAAGGCGAACCCACGCATACCTTGCTCTTGGTTAATCTTGTTCTCAACACGTTGCTTCTCAACTCCGGGCATAAACATGCCACCCGTACCGGGTGTTGGCTTGGCAGTAGAGAACGCGCTTTGCGATGCTTTAGCCGCATCTTCGTCAGCCGCTTTAGCTTTTGCTTTCTTAACTGCTTCTTCTAAATCAGTGTAGGCTTTTGAACCGGGACGCTGTTCATCCATGCGGGCTTGCAAAGCATTTATTTCTATCTCACGTGCTTTGCGTGCATCATTCTCCGCAAGAGCAGCTTCCATGTCAGCTTGGGTATTGCCCGCTGTTGGGAATTGACTTTGAATTTGGGTCTGCAACCCAGTCGGTTGCATACGTGCCGCTTGTTCTTGAGCGTCTTGTTCTTTTAGCGCGGCGTTAGCTTCTTGCGTATTTGCAAAATCTTTCTTGGCTGTACGACCAGCGGCTATACCACCGGGGACTCCAAAGCCAGCACCACCCACAGCACCTTTGACAAATGCTTCTTTGTACTTCTGAATGTTCTCAGGGTCGAGCAAACCTTTTGTGCCACCTGCAACTTGCGTGGCTAACGCACCAATGGCTTCTTGTGCGCTTTCAGTAAGACCTTCAGTAGCGGCGGCTTTGGCAACCTCTTTGCCAAGATACTTCCAAACTTTCGGTGCTGCACCGGACTCTTTAGCCATCTGCTCAATGACTTTTAATTTACCAACTGGGCCCAAAGACTTTAGTACGCCGGAAGGCAATGCAGAATCTAATATGGCGCTGAAGCCACCTGCTAGAGCGGCAACACCGGGTTCAAACTTACCAGTTTCTTGGTAAATGTTTTCAAACACTTCCGGTGCGTTTTGGGCAAATGAACCCATGAATACGCCACCATACATACCCTTTTGTGCGCCAGCTTTTGCGGCAGTCTCAACACCAGCCAGAGCCGCGCGAGTAGGAACACCAGCGGCAGTAGCCGTCTTGAGGGCCGCGTTAGCAGCCAATCGTCCGCCAGCAATCTCTGCGCCGACACCCGGAATTATTGATGTGGCAATAGTGGGTGTTAGTTCACCCAAAGTCTCAACACCATACTGGAGTGCTTCGAATGGACTGTTAATATCTTTGTAGGATTTGAAGCGAGTTGGGTATTTTTGTTCCAACTCCTGACGGCTTGCCGCCGCTTCTGCCATTTGACGTTTAGCATAGTCACCACCCCCATGCACAAACGCACTGCTAATCATTGCGGGGAGAGTGTCGCCTAGAGCGATACCTGTTTCTCCCAACGAACGCATGAAACCACGTTTGGCAATGGTGCCCAAACCAACATCAGGTTTTGGAATGCTGAAGTCGTATTTAGTGGCTAGTTTATTAAGCAAGCCATCAAATTGTTCTGGGCTCAGGTTATCAGGGAACTCAACTTCCCCTACTTTTGGCAGGTTAACAATCATAATTAACTTTCACCAAGTAGATCAAACACCGATCTTGTACCTCCACCACCCGCAGAAGCCATATCTGAACGCTGGTCACGTGCAACATTCATTGCATCTCTAATCGCAGATTTGCGATATTGTTCAAATTGGTATTTACCTTGAATAGGCCCATACTGTTGTATGAGTTCCGCTTCTCTGCGTCTGTTCGTTGGGTCGTTATTAAAGTCCGATGTGGCTCTACGGGCTACATCAGCCATACGTGCTTGAGCGGCAAGTGCTTGTGCATCTGCGGCCTTGTTGTGGTAGTCCATTTGCTGACCGAACATACGTTCTTTCTGCGCTAATCCTGCATAACCAAGCGCAGCTTGTTGGGCAAAGTGGTCACGTTGCAGTGCAATTTGTTTATCCACTTGTTGTAGTTGGCGTACTTGCGACGCATAACCTAGTGCTGTAGCCCTATCGCCTTTACGTTGTGCTATGTTGAACTGTTGCATAGCAATACCAAGTTTTTGTTGGTTGTCGTCTGCGGCTTGAGCCAGTTCATTAGTCTTAGCAAGCGATGTAGATATTGCTGGAGATGCTTCTGCGGCACTGCGTATTAGACCAGCTATTCCTTGATTGCCAGCTTGACCGGGTTTAGCAGCGGCTGCCGCCATTTGGAAACCAAAATCAGATAGTGCTTTACCAAAGCCTTGGTCTTTAATTTCTTTTGAACGTCCGGCAGATTTTTCCATCAGCTTATTCAACGCATCCATGTCACCTTTGCTCTCACCTCTGAGCTTGGCTTCCATCTTGTTATATTCGTCTTCCAACGAAGATGTGGATGCACCAGTATCTTTACCCCCTTTATTTATACCGGAAGATATACCGGAAGATATACCAGCGGTAACTTTTGGTTTGCCTTTAGGTTCAAAATCTACACGGCGCGTTGCAGTAGCGGCGTTGTATGGGTCACCCATTTGAGATGGAGGACGACTTGGCTCTTTAGATTTTGCAATGTTTTCTTCGGCTTTTTCCAAAGCAAGGCGGTTTGCCTTATTACCTAACCCAAGGGCTTCCCTAATAGTAATATCTTGACCAGTGTTTGAGTCACCACCAATTACATTACCCATAGGGTCGGTCATCAATTCACCTTTGTCACCGCCTTCGGCAAACGCAAGTATGCCGCCACCAGCGGCTTGGACTACGCCTTGCTGTTGATCTTGAGGTAACTGGTTGTATGCACCCATCATGCCTTGTTTCTCAGAGGCACGCATAGCAAGTTCTTGCTGGGCGGCTTCAAACTCAGCCTTAGTTGCTGGGTGTTGAAGAATGCCTTGCAGTTGTTCATCAGTCAGTTTATGGACTTCAGACGCCATAGCCGCAGGGTTGTTCATGGTTTCACCCACGTCACCACCATCCGCATAAGCCAAGCCACCACCAGCCATTTTGCTTAGACCATAAGCGCCGAGACCTAAACCGCCAAGTTGCCCAAGCATATTAGGCGGTGCTTGATACACCTGAGACTGCGTGTTCATACCCATCGGAGTACCACGAATCAGGTTAGACATGTAACTAAGTTGCTGGTATGGATAGTTCTTCTGTGTGAGGAAGTCGTTGTACGCAGTGTCCAAACCTTTTTGTTCTTGTGCTTGCTGTTGAGCACCATATTGGTTCTGTAGCGCGTTGATACCCATGTTCTGCTGATACTGGGTCTGCCCTAAATTGCCAAGCGTATTCGCCGCGTTGCCCAACATGCCGTAACCTTGGATTTGGTTACCTAAATTTGCGTTGTATTGGTTCTGCGCATTTGTAAATGCAGTGTTCAAGCCTTGACCATAAATTTGGTTTAGACCCGTATTACGATTACGTTCATTCTCCGCAGCCATGATCGCTTCACGGGAACCTCCAAACGCGCCCGCCTGTGTTGCCGCGCTCTGCTGTTTAGTCGCACCAATATCATAGTTACGGTTAGCCTCTGCTAACTGAGGAGCCAGAATCTGATTCATGTACGGGTTCATGTACCCGCCAACTTGGTTTTGGAAACCACCAGTAGTTGCTTGGTTAGCTACATTTAAACCACCAAGACCCGCACCTACAGCCGCATTTGTGCCCATACCCAATTGCTGGGAAGGCTGCATGTTTTGTGCCCCTTGGAATGACTGGTTTTGTAAATCACTAAACCCAGCAATACGATTACCGCCGTATGCTTGATATGGATTTTGGTTAATGTCCGTTATAGCCTTGCCTTTAGACAGTACGTCTTGCGCATACGGCTTTGCCCACTCAGGTAAATCCTGAGTTGTTGTTTGAGATGAAACTTGGTTAGACGAACCGCCGCCGCTACTGCCCGAGTCACCTTGGGGGCCGCTCAAAGGAAGTAAACTTCTTTTCAGGTCTAATATATTCATAGGTCCATCCTCATCACATTATGGGTCTTACCTAAGCCCATCTTTTCGTACATTGGTACGAGGTTATCTTGACACCAACACTGTGCTTTAGTAGCACCGTTGGCACGCATCCAGTTCTTGGCTTGTTCGAACACGTGTTCTTTAACAATGCCTTTACCACCCATCAAGTGAACTTGCGCGATTCGTTCGGTAGGATAGTCCGTAAAACTTACAGTTGCTGCGCCAGTAATACCTTCATTCTCTTCTTGCCACACTAGCAAGTTCATTGCGCCCGTGCGGATTGTGTAACTCACGTGTTGCGTAGACGTAGAGGTTGGGTCTAAGTCAATCGCTTTCTGAAGCAATGGAGCAACAATGTCCCAAACTTGGGGCAGTTCACGTGGTTGTATGTGATACAGCGGCATGTCTATGCGGGTAAATACTTATCTGCACGAGTATTTTTAGCGACTTTGCCTTTACCTACAGTCTTACCACGTGCTGATTGCACTCTATCCATCATGGCGTAGAGTCTGCGTGCGCCAGCCTCAGTTGAGCCGTTGCCCAACTCAGAAACGATACGGGCTGGAACTACGAACTCACCGTCAGCCAAACGAGCAGGTTGTTTATGACCTATGCTGGCAGGTATCGAATCAGATACGCCATCCCCCGGCCCGCGAAGTAAACGCCCACCATCAGAATAACCACCCAAGTTATATCCCGCATCTGAGATACCTCCCGAAGCTAATCGAGTACCCTGCATATTTGGTTCGCCAGACATGGGGTCAACGGTGCCACCACTGGACTGATTCATACCTGCCAACATGTTGGTAGATTTAGGGTCTTGGTAGGGCGTAGCAAAGGCGGACGTAGACATATTTGCCATTGGGTACATAGTGTTTGCACCGATAGCCGCGTTGTTAGACATTTGCTCAACAGGGCCGCCGCCAGCAAAGGTAGCCGCAGGATAACCGGGATACATTTGTTGCGCTTGTTCATTTGTGAGCGCGGTATATTTTGGTTGAAAGTATGTGTTTTCCACACCCGTAGCACTTGCCGCAGGTGTTGGATTTACCATTCCGGGGGTAAACCCGTAGTGAGGTACAACTTGTTTTTGGCTTGCGGCAGTTGTAGACAATGAGTTTGGCTTTAACAAACCGGGAGCCGCAGGAGCCGCAGCCATAGCCGCTGTCTTAGCTAAACCCATGTAACTGCCACCACCAACATCTTTTAATTTGGATGGATCGTCAAAAACCGCTTTAAGCCCACTACCCATGTTAGACAACGCGGAAGCAGGTGGCGGAGCGGCAAAAGAATTAGCCGCGTAATCTCTCGCAGATTGTGCTGCGTTTTGCATGTAATCTGGAGTAAATTTAGCTGCTGCTTCAATATTTTGTGCTGTTGGAGAAGACAGTACAGACTGTTTAGCTGCTTCTTGCAGGGCTTGTTGTTTAGCCAATTCTGCTTTTGCCGCTTCTTCGCCCGCTTGAGTAGCCGCACCCGAAGTTAATCCTGCTTCAGAAGTTGCTCCTAAACTTGATAGCCCTTGCCCTAATCCTGCACCACCATAAGCACCAAGACCCGCCATGAGGCCGCCCATCAAGCCCGCTTTAGGGTTGAGCAACATACTGCCACCACCTACGAGTGCCGCAGAACCAAGAGCACCAAGTCCGGGAAAAGCTGCGTTTAAAGCCGCGCCCGCTACCATAGGCAGGATAGAAGATAAAAAGCCCGCTTCGGGTAAACCTGTCTGGGGGTTAGTAGTTAGTTGACCACCATGCGCCGCCGCTAAGTCGTTGAGGCTTTTAACCTCATTACGGGACATGTGGACGAGGGTATCATCAGGGCCGCGACCGTGATCGGATAAGTGTTGGGCAGCAAGTTGTAGGCTCATTTTTGCCTCGTAGATGGGGGGTTGATCGAGTTTATCATGTCAAGGGCGCGGAGACAAATGAAACCGTGGCTATGACAGACGGAACTGCTGGACGCACAGGGGAAGTTCTTGTACCCCCGTAAGTAATAGAAAC